TCCATGCGCGCATATCTTCATCAATTAGAAATGTGATATTGAACGTATCATAGATCATCTTTTCGCCTGGAACAAATAGATCTATAAATGGCGTAGGAAATGGAACTTCAGTCAAAGAAACTCCAGGAACATTTGCTGCTTGACAGAAATAAGTTGCACCTGGTAATCTGTCAAAGGTGACACGATACTTGGTAGTTTGTAATAGGTCGGTATTAGTTGGTGTGCGCTGTAGAACTGTCATTTAAATTCCTCGCCTGATACACCTATTTAGTAGACAATAAAAAAGGGGGACTTTTTCAAGTCCCCCTCAAGTGGTTGCCTTACGGCAATCTTCTTATACAACAGATATATTACTGAGCAATGTTCAACACTGCGAACTTGCGGTAGTATACGTTGCCACCATCGACTAGTGCGCCAGTACCAACCGCGCTGCCTGTTGCGAAAGGATTTGCAACTAGACCGTAACGGGTCTTGAAGCCAATCTTTGGCTGGTAGGAAGCTGGATCGATTGCACGAACCATCTGTAGAGGAACATAAGGACAGTAGAAGAGACCAGCATCATAAGGATTTGCACCCTTATAGCCGACAACAACATAGTCCGAACCTGTTACAGAATATGGATCAACATAGACCTTGATGCGTCCGAATAGTGTACCAGCGAAGCTGTTACCCGTATCGTCAACAGTTAGGTTTGTTTGACCAGCTAGTGCTGAGTTATAGTCAAGTAGACCAGTCATTGCTAGAGCAGATGCCACGTCTGTTGAGACGATTAGCAGATTACCCTTGCCGCGACGAGTGTCCTTGGCGATCTTATTAGCTGCACGCTCTACTGCGAACAGTAGGCTCTTGTACTTTTCTACCTGCCAGCGACCGCTTGTATCGGTTGAAGCATTTAGGTTGAATACAGGATTTGATAGAGCAGTGATACCGACGTTAGCAGTAGCATAGACCGTACGAACAACTTCGCGGTTGATTTCAGCAAGAATTTCAGTTGACAGAATATTTGTCAACTCAGCTTCTGCGTCTAGACCGTGAATTGCCTTAAGATCTTGTGCAAGTTCTAGCGTGTATGAAGCCTGTAGACCGCGTGTCTTTGCCGTTACAGCAACACGATCGATCTCAAAGCCCATATTGCCAAATGCAACACCGAGACCTAGTTCTTCGCCGCCAGCCGTTGACATACCCGTACCTGTGTTAGCAAGTATAACGTTAGCAATGTTTGTCATGTTCAACGTTGCGAGTCCTGCGGCACCAGCATTACCCGAGTGAGCTGTGTTGGCTTCGACATACAGAGCCTCACCGCCAAGTGCGGTATTGGATGAGTAAACGGAGCGCATTGCGAAAATCAAACCAGTTGGGCCAGTCATTGGCTGAACGCCGCAGATGTCATAAGCCATTAGGTTTGGTAGAGCACGACGAACCAGTCCGATTAGGATTGGGTCGAAGCCAGCTACTGCTGCACCAGTTGCAGCTGATAGTCCGCCGATGCCTGAACCCATTGAGGTAGCAGGAGCATTGCCTGTTTCCCATAGGTTTTGCATTCCACGAGCGTCTTCCATAAGGGCACGCTCTTGATTTTCCAGAACAAGTGCAGTAACTGCACGCTTGTATTGATCGGTGATCTTTGGGAGTTCTGGGTGATCAAGAACTGGAGCCCACTTCTTTGCATGTGTTTCGTTAATATACATGATAGTGTCCTTCAGTTAAATTAGGCTTTTGGAGCCGTTTTTGTTAGAGAATTTACATAATGTGCCATAATACCAGATGCTTGTACTACTTCTTCAGGCGCTTCATCTGCTGCAGCTTCTTGAATTGCCTTTACCTCACTTTTCACTTGTACTTTCGATGGGAAGTAGTTCTCGCGAATTACTGCGAGCTTATGATCAAAATCACCCTCTGTGGTGAACTCCACGCTCTCTGCGAGCGATTTCATTTTGCCGATCTGTACTTCGGTTAGACCTTCACAGACCTTGCGAATTGCTTCGTCTTTCTTAACAGCATTTAGTTCTTCTGATAGAGCAGCTGTTTCTGCGGCTGCAGCTTCAGCGGCTTCTTCTAGTTCAACAACACGTGCTGCTAGTTCTTCAGCAACGTCGAGTTTCTCGTCTGGAATCTCAACATAATGCTCAACAAATAGATTCTTTAGACCATTGATGAAGTCTTCCGTCAATTCTGCACGGAGACCTGATTCAATTGCAATAGCGTTTTCTGTCATCCATTCTTCAACAACATAGTTGAGATATGCATCGACTTGCTCTGACATTTCTGTCTTAATTTCAGAAACGGCTTCTGATAGAAGTTCGTCGTTATCAGCTAGAACACCTTCTAGAATTGATTCTACGCGAGATGTTACGGCTGATTCGAAGATCAACGTAGCCTTGACACGGAAGTCTTCTGATAGTGATTCGCCATTGAATAGCGCATCAACATCTTCCTTCATCGTGCCCTTGTGCTTACGAACCATTTCCTTCATCATTTCTTTCTTAGCTTCAAGAATGTCTTCTTCGGAAAGATCGTCGACTTCTTCAGTAGTAAGTTTAGTAGGTTTAGTAGTAAGTTTATGAGTTGTAAGAATTGCTTTCAACGCAGAAGCATGAGTTGGATGAACAGTAATTTTGTCGTCCCCCTCAGGATCATGATGAACTGCAATATGCCCCTCACCAGGAGTATCTGAAATTGAGCCAATTGGTCTGTTTCTATGGTACACAGTATGTTGTTTTGAGGCATAATCGTCGTCTGGCGTCTCTTCTTCTTCAACTCTAACGCCAGCAGGCAATGCGATTTTAGCTTCATCCACCTGTTCGACTTCTTCTCTTACTCGTGATGATCTTACTGGTGATGATCTTACTGGTGATGATTTATCTATTGTATGACCGTCTGGAATAGTTTTTCCTGGTTTTAATCCTAACTCTGGTCTAGAGGGTATGAAACCTCTAGTAGATGAATGCACACCAACAATTCTTCCATCGGGATCTTTAACATTATACATCGGTGCAACTTCTTCACCGAGGCTTGGGTTTAGAGTAGCGTCCATGGCTGCTGGTTTAGCAAGACCTTGTGACTTAACAGAGCCAATTTTCTTTTCTGGACTCTCTGTGTTTGATTGACCTGGCTTTGGAGCCTCAGCCGTAGGTGGCTCATTAACTGTGCCGCCTGGATTGTCGTGTGTTGCACCGCCAAGGTCATTAACCTCATCTGGTAGTACGTTCATTTGTTCCTTGCCTGCATTCATTGATGCCTTTAGAATTTCAGCAGCGGATTCTGATAATGTCTTTGCCATTTGTTTTAACTCCTGAAGAAGTAAATATATTTATAAAAATTAAAGTTTTGACAAGAAGTTTTCAAAGATTTTTAATGAAACTTCGTCAATCTGTTTTTGCTTTGCGCCTTTGATTTGTTCATAATAAGCATTGATGTTGATTTCTTTCACCTTGCCATTATCCCAAACCCACTCTTTGCCTTCCATAATACCTTGAACGAAAGCACCTGGTGCGGATGGATCCGCTACAATATCAGCCGCTGTGGCCAGATAATAGTCATCTTGAACCATGTTAACACCATTCACTTCTTTAAGTGAACCCATGCCACGTGATGATACACCTAGAGTTGCGCCACCTTCCATAAGGCTCTTGGCAATTTTACCCATAGGTGTTTCAAGAATTTTTGCTTTACCGATCCACTGATTACCTTCTTGCTTTAGTGAGGTGATCAGATGGGAAACTCGGTCTAGATTAATTGATGGAGAATCTGGATGACCCAGTTCACCGAATGCTCTGTTCTTAGTTACATACTCCTCGTTGTAACGATCTACTTCTTTTGCAAGAGTAGACGTTCCGTACATACGATTGTTGCGGTTCTTAACTTCCGCGACTAGGAATGGTCCATGAATGTAAAGAGTCTTTACACCGTTTTTTTCTTCGGTGAACATCTTTACTGTTTCAATTGTTTCGGTGATTAACTTCATCTTTATATCCCCAGTGTTGAGCGTTTTCTTAATGAACGCTTTCTTTTAATCAACGCACGAGCCATCTTTGCTCTGCGCTTCATTTTACCTTTACGTTGGCTAATACGACGACGCAGTCTTTCAGCTGCTGTCATGCGCGTTAGTTTGCCACCACGAATCGTATAGCCTTTTACTGCAGAAACAACTTTGCGACGTTGAACCTTACCACCACGCACTCGTGCTTTGATAAGTTTCTTACGTCCCATTTTCTGGACGTTTGCTTCTAAAATAATTTCTCTTACGATTTGTGAAACAATGCTCATTTATCGTTGATCTTGAATGTTTTTTTGCTTGAGTGCAAAGTCAGCAACTTTTTTAAACTGTTTTGGACTATGAGCAACCATTCTTGCAACTTTTGCTTTATTCTCATCATTTAATGCATTGTGCAATTGATGAATAGCAGAAGCTGTAAAGGGATTAACCTCCATTGAAGATCCATTCTTAAACTTTACTTTGGAATGCGTTTTAGAATTAGCAATTTGCTTGAGTTGATCAATGTTTTCTAGAACAATCTCAACGTCTTCCTTTTGCATACCAGGAACTACTGTTTTGGCTGAAGTGCCATTAGGTGTGTATGGAATAGTAAAGGTTAAACCAAGTTGCTTATTAGTATACAGAGCAACACGGCGACCATCAGGGAAAATACGAATAGCCTGACGACGCAGCACCATCATTGCTGGTGGATTTTGTTCGTCTTTAAATACTTCTGTGAGTGATTCTGTTTCTTGTTCTGTATCAGTAATTTCATAACTATTATTCATCGGACGCTTTGATTGTTTTAACTTCTGCAGCGTGGCTCTAAATTGCGACATAGGCACACCAGCGTTTAAAATATCTGTTGGAACAGCAGAGCCAAGAGCAGAATACTGCTGGCGTGCATTTGGTGCAACTTTATTTAACACTTGTGAATAAGAAGCATTTGGATTCTTAGCAGCAGCTGCGATAAATGCTTTATGACCAGCAAGCGCAGCAGTAACGTTAAGGTCTCTCAACCCCAACGTCGATTTAGCTACACTAATCTTTGCTCTGATATCTCTATCAGAAGCAGGATTATTCTGCTGTGGTTTCTTCGTCATCGGCGATTTCGTCGCTGGTGTCATCGTCGGCGTCGCTTCCGTCAAATTCGATTTCAGTTGTTTCAACTTCATTCGTTTCTTCTGTTTCTGGTGTTAATAGAGTAGATGCAATTTCAACTTTTCGTACTTCAATTGCATCAGATACTTTCGTTGCTAATGCCGCATTAAATGCAGCCATGAATGATTCTTGATCATTTCCCAATGCAGCATTAACCATGTCTAAACTAGATTCCATAATTATCTCCAATTATTTAGTAATTTCTGACTTAAATGCTTGATCCATAGCTGATTGTGGAGCAGCAGTTTTATCGCCCAAACCACCAGGAACCTGTTCTGGTTCTGGATTTTCTGCTTGCTCTTCAGCCATTTCAACATCCATTCGCTCAATGCCTTCTTCATCAAAGTGAAGGACATGTTTCTTGACCCAACCCTTGGAGAAGTATGTTCCAACGTATGGATCGATCTGTTGCATAAGCTGAAGGCGAGAAGCCATTAGTTCGGCTTCCTTCATCTCAGTGAAGTTGTTATCCTTCAGGAAGTCGTAGTGAATTTTTTCCTTTAGAACATCCCACTCATCAACTGAGCAAATACCCTTTAGAGCCAGCTGACGCTTCATTAGTTCATCAAACAATAGACTGAACTTCGCTCGCAGACGCTCAATAAACTTGTTAAATTTTAATTCATCGCGAGTAATTTCATTCGTCCGACCAAGGCTGAAATTCTGATTTGGTTCTAGGCGAGATGTAGGAACGTTAAGTGCCTTATACAACTTGCTTTCAAAGTAACGGACATCAGCAAGTTCACCAAGATTTTGTCCAGCTGGAAGTGTAGTGATCTCAGTCGATTTACCTTCTCCGCGACGCGGAATCCAGAAGTCTTCCATCATTGACATGAACTTACGATCGTCTTGGACTTGTCCCGTCGTCGAGTCATAAACAACTTTATTACGAAACTTTGTCATAATGTCGCGCAGATACTGCTCTGCTTTGATCTTGGGCATATTACCGACATCAATATAAAACACACGACGTTCCGGTGCGCGACTGATGCGGTAGATAACGATTGCGTCTTCAATCATTCTAAGCTGGTTGAGAGGCTTGATGGCTTTATGCACATAAGAAAGAACCATCTGACGCTTTGGATCAAGCAGACCAGAATTGATATTAACAATAGCATCAGCGGCAATCTTAACAGAAGCATCATTGACTTGAGTTACAAGCTGTTGACCCTGTACCGTCGCCTTGTCATTGAAAACATAGAATTCTTGCATACCCTGAACGACTTCAATTCTCGTTCTTGGGTCTTTTTTCTTAATGATCGTGCGCACTTTTTTAATCTTGCGCGGGTCAATATAAAGTAATTCTTGAATACCCGATTTTGGATTTTTTTCATCGATCAATACTTGATAGAACAAACGCCCATCAATATACCAACCACGGAATATATCTGCACCGCTGTTTGAGAAATCAAGCAAACGAAGAACGTTTCTAAATTCTTCGCGGATCATATCTTTAATATTGTCTGGCTGTTCTAAATCATCAAGAATAATAGAAACAGATTTACCAGTAACATCATGAATAATTGATTCATTGACAATCTCATCGACGGCTGCTTCCAATTCTGGTTGCATCGACATTTCACGATAACGTGTTACTAGATCATTTTCATTCTTGAAACTGGCTTCAAGATCTAAGTATGTGCCAAAGTAGCCACCCGCTGTAGCTGTAATAGCACCATCGTCCATAACAGGTGCAGTGATCTGCGACTGCAACTGTTGAGGAGCATCTTCAACCGTTGGACGCGTGATTTCAAAACCAAAAAGTTTAACTGCCATGCATTACTCCATTATAAAAAGAGCGGGGAAATATTTCCCCGCTCAACGCACATTAACCGCCTAGTAGAGATTCTACTGGTGTTCTTAGAGCAGAAGCAACACCACGGTCAGTTGTTTCCCAGTACTGGAAAGCAAAGTTGACTGTGTATTCCTCGATCGCGTCATTTGAACCCCAATCTAGATCGATTTGAGCAACATCTGTTGGGAACATACCAACAAAACGATATTGCTTTAATTGGCGACCATCCTTACCGTATTGAATCACCTGAGCATCAACTCCGTATTGGTTTGATGTTCTTGCACGAGCACTGCGAAGGTTTGTAGTATTATCATTAATACCACGAACCCAAGACTCCATAGCATTACGGATTGCGAAGTCCTCATCGTTGATAATCGTTACCGACCAATCAGCGAAAGTACGATTGCCAGCAACTTTGACTTCGCGACCGAAGTAAGGTACTGTAACCATACCAACAGTTGAACCTGGAAGAGCGGCAGTTTTAACCATAAAAGTTGACTTTTGAGCAGCTACACCAGCATTTTGCGCAAAAGATGGGAAGTTTAGTCGCACTTCAAATAGATTAGGACGTGCTCCATCACCAGCTAATTGGCCACGAAATTGATTTACATTGAAAGGCATTGTTTTCTCCTGACTCTATCTTAGCTATTTATTAGAACTTGCCTACGATTTCATCGAAGGCAACACCAGTACGGACAGCCACGAAGTTCAACTGAATAAAGTTGATTGACTTAGCTGGCTTAATGTAGATGTCACCAACAAACTCGTTACGATCAATAACTTCTGGTGAGTTGTTTGTATCGTCACAAACAACGCGGAAGTCATAGATACCGCGACGACCCTGAACGAGGCGTAGGAATGGTTCAACTAGATTCACAAATTGCGCTCTTGTAAATTCATCGTTGAATTCGAACAAGCTGGCACGAGCTGCCTTTGCAATAGCCTTTTCAAGAACGATAAACAAGCGACGAACATTAATACGATCAAACGCACTTGGCTTGCTTAACATTGTCTTATCGCCAAACAATACCGTACCATCTCCAGGGAATGATACAACTGGGTTGACACCATTCTTGTATAGCGTATCGCGCTGTGTTTGGTTAGGATTAAATGCCAGTTTAATGACATTCTTTAGTTGACCGCGATTGAATCCAGCTGGTGAGAACCATGGATCACGATCACGATCTGTTTGAGCACAGAGACCAGCAACGTCACCGTTACATGGAATAAAACGATAAAGGTCATTGTACTTGTCGTATTGATACTTCCAGTTACTATCCATAACAGCAAACGAAGTTGATGTTAGAACATTACGGAAGTTCGTGATTGACGTAATTGGATCAGCCGCTTGAACATTAGCAAGAAGAGGTGATAGGAATGCGATGCAATCCTTACGACCAGATGCTAGAGTTATAACATTAGCTGCAAGCGTTGAACTTGCGCCACCTGCCATTACTAGACTGATATCAACGTTGTCTGAACTTGAGAATTGAGAATATGCAATCTGAACGTTACCGTCAGTTGGTGTATCTTCCGTGCCACGAATAAATGAAACACCGTTGCTATTTTCGCCAGTAAATGCAAGAGTTGCATTTGCTGCAGCACCCCAAGTTGCACTATTTTGGCCATATGCATAAACATACTTTGAGTTCTGGAAAAGAACATCGCGATAGTATAGGCTATTACCAGATTCGTCTTTGGCATTTGAAGCTTTTGAAACGTTTGAATATCTTTCAAGTACTGTATTTGCTGTACCAGTAAAGAGGCCATCTTCATCGATAACTACAATATGCATTTCATCATTTGCATTAGACTTGAAGTTAGTTCCAATATATGTTGAAGTGCCTGGAGCAGAATCAAAATATGGAGCATAAGTCCATGCTGAGAATGAAGCAGAATTAGAATTGCCGCACCATGCAATCTTTAATGCATTACCCAGTGAACCCGCGCAACGTGCCGCAAATATAACATTTGCATCCGTCATTGCATTAAATGAGTTTAAGTAATGATCTTCGTTTCTAACTTTGGTATTACCAGCAAATGATGCAGAAGAAACATTAAGAGCGATAGCAGAGTTAATGTTACCCGCATCTGCTCTTGAAACATATAGCGAGTTGCTATATGATAAAAAGTTGGCAGCAGTAAAGAATGTTAAGAACGTATTTGAGTCTGGTTTGCCGAAAATTTGCACCAACTCGTCTTCTGATGCGATTTGTCTCGCTACATCGATAGGACCCCACTGGAAGTGACCAGCAATGGCTCCAGTAGAGGTTGAAACGGATGGAACGACTGTTGTTGCATCAATTTCAGATACATTCACGCCTGGTGATACTTGAAACATGGTTTTAGCTCCTGTTGATTGGAGATTAAGAAATCTACGGACTATTTAGTATTTTTTTATTTTTAACTTTTTACGATGTTCCATAACGTCCCACTCTCAACAAAACTTTTCTGCCCCTCATCTATATCTAGGTGACCAGCTAAAAAAGTCGGAAGTTGTTCTTCCTCAATCTGTTTCATCTGTTCTTCGTGCATTCTAGCTTTGACATCGGTATTGGTTAATTCCGAAAAAAACTGCTGATTTGTCATCCAGGAAAACAGTACCAAACACATCACAAGGTCATCGTGACTCCCTTCTTCGGCTTCGAAGCTGGTTCCCTTCGCAATAAAAGTCGAAAGTTCGGCGATTAGTTCAAAATCTTGAATAATTACCTTTTGAGACTCAATCAAATTTTTCATAATCGAACACCCAAGGCGTTTCACCGACTTGGTCGTGCGAATTCCACGGTAAGATTTATTACCATATCCCCATGTAATCGCAATTTTACCTTTAATCTCTACTGTTGAAAGAATATTTTCATAGTCATAGTCTTCGAACAACGAATCGGCGACCTGCTGCCCATTATCATTGATTTCAATTAGAGCATAGGCTTGATTGTAGTATTCACAAATTCTTTTAATAATTGAAGGGTAGACTAGTGGGCTGATGTTATTATCTTTATACGTGGAAACAACTCGATATGGAATTACAGTTGTGTCAATAACCAGATATGCTGAATAGTCTAGACCCTTGCCTCGAGAGGTGTCGGCAATGAGCATATAGTTGTGATTCGCAATCGGCTCTTGATAGATTTTGATACCACTTTCTGATAAATGAACTGGTTTCACGAAAGCCAAGGACTTTAGACCTGCAGCAGAAAGAAGAGTTCCCGACGATCCCATGAACTCACATTCCATTTCTTGTTGAAACTTTTGATCACCAAGAACACGGCGCTGTTCATCAGCCCATTGTTGAGTTCTTCCTGGAACCTGTCGCCAATTAGCTTCAACGTGGACGAATCCATTATGCCCTTCAATTGATTCTGTCCACATTCTGTAGAAGTGGTTCATGCCGTTCGGTGTCGAAGAAATTAGAATCTTAGAAGTTTGACCAGAAGAAATAGTTGGATAAACCGACGTAAAGAAGTCTTCAGCTATATTGCTTGGTACGAACGCAAATTCGTCAAGATATAGAAGTGAGATCGAAAAACCACGGATTGCGCTAGATGCAGTTGAGTTTGCCAACACACGACAGTTATTTTCTAGTTCAATGTCACCCTTATTCCAAACCTTAATCCCCTGTTGAATCCACATAGGCAGTGCTTCATAAGCAATTTTAATCCTCGCGAGGATTTCTCTGGATGTGGCAGCTTTGTTAGCAAGAATAGCAACGGTCTTGTCTTGATTGAAAAGAATATACCACAGGATATAACCAACAATGATTGTAGTCTTGCCGACCTGACGACCAGCCTTTACAATTACTCGGCGGTTTTGATTAATATCATTGACAACTTCTTTCTGAAAAGGGTAAAGGTCAATCTGAACGAAACCTTTATCAAGTGTGATAATCTTTACATAGTTTTCAATAAAGTAAGTTGGATCTTGAGAGCACTTGACATACTCACGGACTTGTTCTTCCGTGAGATTTAATTGCATATTAATTCGTTTTAAATTGGGATTCCCAAGATAATTCTTCAGTTTAGTTGCTATATTCATTTTTGATTTGTTTCAATAGATCAGCAGTGCTTCCGACAAACACGGCTCTTTCTACATTAATGTTAGTTGTCTGTTGTTCAGCAGCCTGTGGGTTTAATTCTTTTTGCTGCTTCTGGAGGATCATTAACTTCTCTGTAACATCAGAGAGATTCTTGATCATGTTAGCAGCAACTTCATAGGCTCTGGGGTGCTGAGATTCTCTAGCAACTTCTAGAATACCACTTAGTGCTTCATTACCCTTTTCAATAAGATTGTAATAATTTGAACGTGAATAATCAGCGTCAGGATTATTTTCCTGTGACTGATGAATAGTTATAGGCTTGTCATTTTCTCTAGCAACAGGCATATAATTAGTATTCAAAATATTTGAAAGATTTTGATCTACATCACTCATGTTATATTAGGAAATTCCTCAACTGTAGTGTCAAATCCAAATGCTGTATTCGCATTTGCTGTGTTTGGATTTGGTATCACAGTTAGATTTGTTAATTGATTATCATTGCTTGCAAAAGAAGCAATATTATACGCAGCATTTGAAGATACACCAAACAGATATCTTCCAGCCTTAAGAATACCGCTCGTATCAGTAATGATTAGTGTATTTGTTGATGGCGACCAAGAATCAACTTTCGCCGTAACATTTGACGTATTAAGTGTTCTCCCTTCATAAACAATTTCACCTGCTTGGTACGTGCCAGAACCAGAAGCGACAGTAATTGATCTTTTATTCAGTAATGAGAACGTATCATTATATGTATTTGCCGTAGCCTTACGAATAATATCTCTAGAGACAATCGGACCGTACATATAACCTTTTGCGGTAAAGGTCAAAGTCCAAACAATAACTCTAGTTGGGTCTGCACCGCCAATATCCTCAACGTTTTGAATTACATTTTGAAGAATAAATGGAACGTCGGTTTTTTGATCTGTCAATCCAATAAAGTCAATTGTCATTGTATAGTCTGGATTGAAGAACGGAAGAATCTGCTCTATGATCTGAGTCCCATCTTCAACGTTACGAACATAAATGCTTAATGTAAAATCAAAATTATATGGTGTAGTTCTAATTGCTTTTATTGATGTAGAATCATTTGCTGAATAACTCTCGGCAAACAGTGTTCTTTTGCGCAATGGATCATATGTAATACTTGTTAGCTCAAATCCCATTCTTGGAAGAGTTATTGCAGTTTCTTTAGTCAACTCTGGATCTTGAGTAATACGTTGATAGAACTTTTCTTTCTGTGAATACATCAATGGAACATTAATACGCTCAATCTCTTGCGTGCCTGCTTTATTATAGCGAACAAGGCGAATGTCGTTAAACATTGTTCCAAAAGAAACAACCATCTTTCGAATAACTCTATGATAGAAATGCGACTGCCCAAACATTACGGTTCACCAAATGGATTGATTTCACTGAAGTCAATAACATTAACTCCCTCAGTTTCTATACGTGAATTATCTTCAATGTTTTCGTAATTGGAGTTTGTAAGTAAATCTGGTGTAGAAGCAAGACTCCATATAGCACCACTAGATGCGCCAATAATATTAGTATTAGCGACAAATGCTCCAAATACGTTACGAATTTTTAATGCTCTATTTGGCTTATTCCAGCCAGCAACAACTGCTTTAGCAGTTGCGGCAGCAAGTGATGCACCTTGATACACTGTTTCATATAATGTGTATGTCTTAGTTCCGCCAGCTGTCAACGTTAGATCTGTTGCGTATGCTTGGATATTACCAATACGATCAATCTCGCTGACACCAGTTTGCAATAGTTCGCCATTATACTTGAAGGCTTCCATCGATATCCCATACATGTATGGGTTCTTAGAGTCACGACCCAACTGGAAGAAGTTTTTTTCATCTTCAACAAACTTAATTTCCATAAGTTTATATTGAATTGGAAGATAAATTAAATCGCCTTCTTTTGGAGTATGGTGAGTGCTTGGGAATCTACTTGTTACTAGTTTTTCATAAGTTCTACGAGCAATACACAGGCGAGCAGTTTCTTGAATTTCTAAACCAAACTTTCCAAAGAATTCTTTATTTCCTTCATAACCTTGAACTGATTCAAGATACATCTCAAGTTTGATGGCACTTCTATAAGTTTTAACTGGATCATCACCAAATAATTCATCGGTTGATGATTGAGATTCGCGTGGCATGTAATAGACATCGATTCCATGATTCTTAATAGATTCGATGATTAAATCTTCAAGGAGCAACTGTTCTTGAGTTGCTCTTTGGTTGTTAAAATATACGCTAGTTCCCATTTTAGCCTACAATAAATCCAGCTGGTTCTTCATAAGTTTCACGGAGATGCGTTTCTAATTTTTCAATTTCACCAGATGCCTCGTCCCAAATAGCTTGTCCGTTGATGACTAGACCACCAGGAAGAACATAATTGCCATACTTCTTTAGATTCTCGCCCCATTGACGCTTGAATAGTTGTGAGGTATAGTTCTTGACCCAAGTCTCCTTAAAGACACCTTCGTATGTGTCTTGGTCGACAATTCTATGCCCCTCAAAACATAGATACGAGCCACTAATATATTTGTTCCAATCGGTTTGCACGTTTAGTCTATGAGTATGTTTATTGAATGTAAATGGAGGAAGTCCAGTGACAATCATATCAAGCATCGCCAAATGCTCTCTTGCGATCACATAATAGGTATACGACGAAGAAGTTAAGTTATAGAAATCGTTTAAGCGCAACTGGTAATTAATATCGAACATATTAAAACCTGCCGACGATGTAGAACCCATAGTCGACCCGAGCATCGGGAATACTCGAGTGATTCCAATAATAGAATCAGCAAGATTTACATACTGATTGCTAATATCTGCGCTCGTTACTGCCTGAGCCAGATAAACTCTCTCTGTTCCATTGTAATGGAATTCGTTAAACAATTGCAGAGCATCATCGATTCGATCTTCTAATTGATCGTCATCGACGTTAATATCTACGACTGGGAAGCCTAGTCTGCGAAGGCAATAGTCTTTAAGTGTTGCGCGAGTGTAAGGTTGTGCCATCTGGAACCTCTCTGAGTATTCTATATTTAGTCACTCTACAAGTTTACCTTCTCGAGAGGTGTAAATCCGATTCGGGTCCATATGAGCAAAAAGTTCTTGGTTCGGCTCTCCCGGAAGGAGTCTAATACCGACAGTTTCCTCACCAATATGCTCTATAATATGACCTCCGTTGTAATTTTTAAGAACAGCAGAGTACATTTGATAATAAAATTCTAGATAAATCATTATCATGCCTTCATTGATATTGAAATTCCAGTAATCTTTGAAAGGGTAGTTGACTATATTTTTTCGATAAAGCGAGAACATTGGGGAGAAAACCGCAGTATTTTTGCGATAATAAAATTGATTAATTTTTATATCAGTTTCTTCAATTTTAGAGGGCTGCTCATGGAAGTACCACGGCTGGCGATGAAGAACAACTGAAGCCATTTTCTCATCTGATTCTAATACTGTAATTAGATCATCAATTTTAATCGGCTCCAAAAGAACCACGTCGTCCTCCTGATGAAGAACATAGTCGTAATCCTGCGTTTTTAACCAATCAAACAACCAAGACCAAGTCACAGAAAGCCCGAAATTCTTTTCGTTTAGAACTAATTGAAACCCATGAACTTTCCCTAATAACTCAAAAATCTTATCGTTTCTGGTGCGAGGATAGTCATCTACAAGCATTTTTGTGACTTGATGATCACCGTAGTCCAGATTTTTTAATGATTCTAACGTTTTCGTTAGATACCTGAGGCGATTAGTCGAGAAAATTACATGAAGGATTTTCATCAGAATTCTGTGTTGAAGAAGAATGTTTGGAAAAGACGACCGTTTTGAAAGTTATTGCCAAAATAATCCATCGATGCATGAAACATATTACCGCGATATAGAACCAGACGATTGTACTTGTTTGCAATATAGTCAACCATTTCCCATTTAGTATAGTCGTAGCCTTCATGATCGTCGGTGGTCTTGAAATATTCACCAGAGGCTTTGTGTCGATATAAGGCAGTTCCTGCAGACAGCGGAGCGTTTGGAGTTAAATAGCAAACACCAGCCCAAGTATTATAACTATCAGCATGGATCCAAGTTCTATCCTGTGCGGTGCAAATTTGAAATGCACCATCGTAGCCAGAGTTTTCCAGCCAGTCAGTTACTCTTCCGCCAGCAGCTAATACTATGTTGGCGATCGTGGCTTTTAATCCTTGGTCGAGCCAAGGCGCTGTTCTCAATCCAGGATAGTTTCCCTTCACTTCAAATGGTTGATTGAGAGCATAATTTCTGACTTCATCAGGATTACTATAAAAGTCATCAATAATAATCACATTAGTTTGCATATAATAACCTCAATAATACATTAATCGATTAGTGACACCATCCCACCCTAAAACACGCCAATCTGTTTCGATAATTTTATCAGTAAAAAATCTTGTAAAATAATACATTAATGTCTCGATATCATAATGTTTCATTGCATCATTCTGTAAAAGATCACCTATGACATCAAACATATCTATAAACTTATCTAGATGTTCTATACCAAACCCAAAAACAACTGTACAATACTGTCGAAGTTTATTATCACCTTGTTCTGATCTCTTATCAACAAAAGAATATCGCCAAGCGTCATTCCATTCATACTCAAATGGTTTTTTGAAGAATATCTTATCTGTGTTTTCTGGTGTGAATAACGAATTATCAAAGTTCATCAATGAATATCGGCCAGTTCCTTTGATAATATAATCATAGGTTTTAATTTTAGCTTTGTTGACTTTAATATATGTATTCAGTAACAGAACTTCACAAACACTTTTATTCGGATGAGTTCTTACTATATTTGCAGTTTCTGTTGAAATATCTTGAAGCCAAACATAAACCACATTCAAAAAAGCAAAAATTTGTCTATAATCTTTAGGGTCATCTGATGCATCCACCAATACAATATCCGTATCAGGATGTCTGTCTCTTAGAGCAGAAATTGAATAAACAGTATGGCGCAATCTTTCCTCATCAGAAAAGGCAGTTCTAGTTGGGCTATAAGTCAGAGGAGCGTCTTTTCGAGTTTGAATAACAGATCCAACAATAATCAGTTTACGCATAGAAATTATTCTCAATTACTCGATTCAAATATAAACGATGTTTATAGTGCACCTCTTCATCGGAGAAGTTTAATCCCCAATTCCTACAATTAATTGGTTGAATCTTGTCAATAGCTTCTATTGCTGTTAATAGTGATTTAAAATCTCTGATTCTATATCCAGTTTTTCCTTCCAAAACAGTTTCAGAAAATCCACCCCAATCTGTAGTGATAGTGGGTGTTCCGCAGAGGTTAGCTTCAATGACCATATTACCAAACGGCTCAACATAATATGTTAAACCTAAAAGTGCTTTCGCCTTTCCCATGAGTTCTTTTCTTTTCTCAGGACCCACATAACCGAGCATCTCTACATGATCTGGGGTTGAACTATAACCTATATCTGTTAATGATCCTGGACCAGCAATAATAAGCCTCTTTCCCGTTTTTTTCGTTGCTTGTATTGCTAGATCAACGCCTTTTTCTGGACACACGCGACCAAAGTAAAGAAAATAATCTTCTTTATTATCTACGAAATCAAACTCACTAATTGTAAATGGATTAGGGATCACTGCATCGAACCATGATGGATTCATAAGCATATCGCTATGACCGTAGAACATATGCATTTGCGCATAAGAAGTGAAAACTCGATATGGCGCAAAAGTTCCGTTGGCGCGATATCCAATAGATGGTTCGACGATTTTGCAAGAAGGGTTCATATCGCATGCGAGTTTATTATCTACTCCATAAAAGCAAACAATAATATCACCAGCTTCTGCGCGTTTCTTTATTTCAGCGCCAGCCTTTTCATTAAAGCCTCGAATATCGTATGGGTCGGTGTTTATATCAACATGAACACAGTTTACTTGCGCAACTGGAATACCATAGTGTATCATCTTAAAGTAAGGTGATAGATGCTTGATATATTTGTATGTATGAACCGCGAAGGGGTCAATACGGTTCATTAAACCAGTGGGATTTCTTGGATTCCCTAAAACATGAATTTTCATAAACACTCACTTCAATGGTATCATTTATATATAAATCTTAAATCAGCGTAAAATCCTCGGCATAGTAATCTCTAACCAATGTTTCTAAAGATCCAGTAATTTCTAGACCTGTTTCTGAACTTTCATTTAGAACTGGGATTTGTAAAGTAGAAACATCAACTCCGAAAGAATTGGCGACAATTTTTAAATTGTTTTCATAATCATCAAAGTTTAAAACTTGTGTAATATTACTTGGTATAATCCACTTTGATTGTTTGGTTAAAATTTGAGCAATAGGATCTTCATATCTTTTATATGGTGCATTAATTCTGTCGAGCAGAAGTTTTTCTGGATCTATATCTGTATTATTGTTAATCAAGACATTTGGTCTATATTTTATCAACAGCTCAAGTCCCTTGCCAGTTGTTGTTGATTTTACATGATTATATGCTGAGATAAATCGTTTAATTGGATCTCTCCAAAAAACATATATTTTTTCTAGTTGCGCAGGATTAAATTGCGGTTTCTGATTTGATAGTAAATTAAAACACTCATCAACTGTTAAATGGTGTGATGGTGCTGTAGAAAATGCATCACAAATATAATATCCATGCGGTCTTAAAACATATCTTGCTGTTGAAGTGCCAGTTTTTGGATTACCAATAAAAAGAAACTTTAGATCATTAGAAATAATCATAAAATTATCTCACATCCTTCATCGTTAACGTTCCCCAGAACGTAGAGCCAGCATCGTAGGTAAAGAATGTCCATAGATCTCTTGCATTTGCTGTAGTTGTCGCAGGAGGAGAGGTTCCGCCAGCCCAATAAACGGTATTCACCCATGATGGGGTCCTGCCGCCAGTTGCGTCTTGAATAATAAGAAGAGAAATCATCTGACCATTACCAGAAGCTGGAGCATTAGTAAATGTAAACGCAGTGCTACCTGTTAGAGTATGTCTAAAGTAATTAGATACAGAAAGGTCAACGGTATTTGAAGTTGTGGTGGCTGCACTAGTAATCATAAAATCTTTAGTGCCTTTCAATGTACCAGTCACATTTCCGCTGAACGTTGTATTAACAGTCGCAAACGTTGTATTATGAGTCGCAAACGTTGTGTTCGTTGTCCCAAACGTTGTATTAATAGTTGAAAAAGTTGTATTTGCATCAGAACGAGCAGTATTAGCTTGAGTATAGGCAGCATTTGCTTGCCCGTATGCATTTAATGCATTCGTATTCGCTGTATTTGCAGCTGTCTGGGCGGTGTTAGCTGCTGTATATGCAAGGTTTGCTTGAGCATAAACTGTATTCGCTGATGTCTGAGCAGTGTTAGCTGCAGTGTATGCAAGGTTTGCTTGAGCATAAACTGTATTAGAAGAAGTTTGAGCCGTGTTTGCAGCTGTGTATGCAAGGTTTGCTTGTCCGTAAGCGGAATTTGCTTGAGCATATGCGCTCAGTGAGCTGCTGAAGTTATAAGCTGTTGATCCATCGTCACTCCAAGTCCATTTATCCGTTGTCTCGTTCCATTTTAAATATGTATCAGTTGAAGTTCCTCTTTCTACAGTAATTAATGCATCAACAGCAGGAGCAATTCCAGTGTTACTAGAGTTTAAAATAATTTCATTGTCTTCAACTTTGAGTGTTGAGACATTAAATGTTACGCTATCACCCTGAACAAAAAGATTCCCAGTAACCGTCATATCTTGCGAAACAGTTACATTAGATGCAAGAGTTAATGCAGAAGTTGGACGCCCGATTAAGGTAAATGAATTGGCATTAACAGAAAATTCTACATTAGATTGACCAGAACCATTTGCTGATGCAGAAATATTAATGGTTGCAGTATTATTAAAATTCAGATTGCCGTTAGAAAGGATAGAAGATCCATTAGCATAAACCCAAACAGTATTAGCCGAGTTATTTGCTTTCCCATATGCATTTAATGCATTGGTATTCGCTGTATTAGCTGCTGTGTATGCAAGGTTTGCTTGTCCGTAAGCGGAATTTGCTTGAGCATAACCATCGTTAGCTTGTCCGTATGCGTTAAGTGCATTAGTATTCGCTGTATTTGCTGCTGTGTATGCAAGGTTTGCTTGAGCATAAACTGTATTAGAGGAAGTTTGAGCCGAGTTAGCTGCAGTGTATGCAGCATTAGCTTGCGCATAAGCAGCAACAATACCAGTTGCAGTAGTATTAACAGTGAACTCAATATTTGCTGCTTTATTGGTTGTATTCGCAACAACAGAAACATTAACTGTAGCTGTATTATTAAAGTTTACGTTAGAATTTGCATACACAATAGTATTATTTGCATAAACCGCGACCAAGTTGGCTGCTGCATTAGCCTGAGAATAAGCTGCTTGATAATTAGTATTGATTGTACCAAAAGTTGTATTAACAGTTGCGAATGTCGTATTAGCATCAGAACGAGCAGTATTAGCTTGTCCGTATGCGTTAAGTGCATTAGTATTCGCCGTATTAGCTGCAGTGTATGCAAGGTTTGCTTGAGCATAAACTGTATTAGAAGAAGTTTGAGCCGTGTTTGCAGCTGTGTATGCAAGGTTTGCTTGTCCGTAAGCGGAATTTGCTTGAGCATAACCAGAGTTGGCTTGCCCGTAAGCATTTAATGCATTAGTATTTGCTGTATTAGCTGCTGTTTGAGCCGAGTTAGCTGCAGTATATGCAAGGTTGGCTTGAGTGTATGCTGCTTGATAATTAGTATTAATTGTCCCGAACGTTGTATTAACAGTTGCAAATGTCGTATTGGCGTTACTACGAGCAGCATTTGCTTGAGTATAAGCAGCATTTGCTTGCCCATATGCATTTAATGCATTAGTATTAGCTGTATTTGCTTGAGTGTAAGCATTCAGAGCATTGGTGTTTGCCGTATTAGCACCACCATATGCATTTAGTGCATTGGTATTAGCAGTATTGGCGCCAGCATACGCACTATTGGCTTGATTATATGCAAGATTAGCAGTATTAAATGCAGTATTGGCAGCATCATATGCTTGTGGACTTATAGGACCAGAAGGACCTTGTGGTCCTTGAGCGCCAGCGACACCCTGTGGACCTTGAGAACCAGTGACACCTTGAGGACCTTGAGCACCTGTGACACCTTGAGGACCTTGAGGACCTTGTGGTCCTTGAGCGCCAGCGACACCCTGTGGACCTTGATCACCAGTGACACCTTGAGGACCTTGTGGTCCTTGTGGTCCATTGGCTGGACCAGATGGACCCTGTGGTCCTTGTGGACCTTGAGCACCAGCACCACTTGGTCCTTGTGGTCCTTGAGCACCTGTGACACCTTGAGGACCCTGTGGTCCTTGAGCACCTGTGACACCTTGTGGACCTTGTGGTCCTTGAGAACCTGTGACACCTTGAGGACCTTGAGCACCAGTGACACCTTGAGGACCCTGTGGTCCTTGAGCACCTGTGACACCTTGTGGACCTTGTGGTCCCTGAGCACCTGTGACACCTTGTGGACCCTGTGGTCCTTGAGGACCCTGGG